GAAAATAATATGGCAGACTTTACACCAATCAACACACAGGAAGAATTTGACGAGGCTATCAAGGCACGTCTTGCCCGGGAAAAAGAGACAGTGTCTAAGCAGTATGAGAGCCAGATCAAAGAGCTCAACACAAAGTATGAAGCGCTTAGCTCAGAGAAGACAGCCTTCGAGACTACGGTTAATGAAAACGCCGAAACAATAAAAGGTCTTGAGGAAAAGTTGAAGGAGGCCGAGGGCAAGGTAAAGACGTTTGAGCTCGACCAGTTGAAGCAGAAGGCGGCACTTGATGCCGGTGTTCCGATTGAATTCAAAAACCGGTTAACAGGAGAAACGGAAGAAGAGATCAAGGAGGACGCAAAAAGCCTGGCAGAATTATTTAAGCAGCATAATAACAGAAATATCCCGAAGTTTGAGCCAAACGAGGGAGTACCGGCGAATAAAGAAGAAGCCAGAAAGGGCGAATTCAAGAAGCTGGTAGAGAAAATTCAAAAAGGAGAGTAAAAATGGCAACTATTATTTCAACTAAGACAGCAAATAATGAAACACTCTTTCCGGAGCACCTGGCACAGGAGATATTCACTAAGGTAAGAGGTAAATCATCTCTTGCAAAGGTTTCCGGACAGTCACCAATCCCGTTTAACGGCATTCGTGAGTTCACATTCAGCATGGATTCTGAGGTGGATATCGTAGCCGAGAATGGAGCAAAGAGCAACGGCGGCGCAACAGTAGAGCCGATTACAATAGTACCTATCAAGATTGAATACGGCGCTCGTGTATCTGATGAATTCCTTTATGCATCAGAGGAAGAGGCTATTTCAATCCTTGAGAGCTGGACAGACGGCTTTGCAAAGAAGGCAGCAAAAGGCTTTGACCTTATGGGCATTCACGGAATTAACCCGAGGACAAAGAGCGATTCGGCCATCATTGGCGATAACTGCTTTGATAAAGCTGTAACAGCAAAGGTTACTTACGATGCAACGAAGCCCGACTCAAATATCGATGAAGCACTCGGCAAGATCGAGGATAAAGAGTATGAAGCAAGCGGAATCATCCTTGCGCCGGCCATGAGAAGCGCTATTGCAGAGCTTACAGTAAACGGCGGAAGAAAATACCCCGAATTTGCGTGGGGCGCAACACCTGCAAACCTTGGAGGCATGGTGCTCGACAGCAACTCAACCGTATCTTTCAATTCGAGCGATGACCGCGCAATCGTAGGTGACTTTGCGAACGCTTTCAAATGGGGATTTGCAAAAGAGCTTCCGCTTGAAGTTATCCAGTATGGTAATCCGGATAATGACGCAACCCTTGGAGATCTTAAAGGACACAATCAGGTATACCTTCGTTCTGAAGCATATATCGGCTGGGGTATTCTTGATCCGGACGCATTTGCACTCGTTACGGTTGGCGGAGCTAATGGCTGATAAGAGGTAAAAAGATGGAAGAGAGAAAAGATTACGCGACAATAGAAGATATAGAGCTCCTTTATCGTGAGTTGGATGCAGAAGAAAGCATAAAAGCACAAGCGCTTATACCGGTTGTGTGTGATCGTCTAAGGACTTATGCGGACAATAAAGGCCGTGACCTTGACGCCATGATAGAAGCAAAGCCGGCATTGGCCAATGTGGCAAAATCTGTGGTAGTTGATGTTGTCGGCCGTAATCTTCAGACGCCAACGGAAGGAGCCCCGATGAGTCAGTTTTCAGAATCGGCGCTCGGTTATTCCGTGTCCGGCACATATCTTGTGCCTGGCGGCGGCATCTTCATTAAAAACTCAGAGCTTAAGCTATTAGGTCTTACCAGACAGAGATATGGTGTAATTGATTTTTACGGAATGGACGGTGATTGCAATGAGCATGAATAATAAGGCTGCATGCATAAAGGGCGTTACGGTTGAACTCTATACGAAGGAGCAGACCGGCAAAGACGCTCTTAATCGTCCTACATACGAAGAAAAAATAATATGCGTGGATAACGTGTTGATAGGACAGCCAACAGAGCAGGAAATAACTGAAACACTAAACCTTACCGGTCGCAGAGCAGCATATATACTTGCACTTCCAAAAGGAGATTATCACGACTGGACCGATAAAAAGGTCGTTATATTCGGTGAAGAATATAAAACAATAGGAGCGCCGGTTCAGGGAATAGAGGGCATGATCCCGCTTGAATGGAACAAAAAAGTGAGGTGCGAAAGGATCAATGGCTAAGGTTCAATTTACGCTGGACTCAAAGGGCATAAATGCTATGCTCCGCGGTGCAGAGATGCAAAACTTATTAAGGCAAAAAGGGCAAGAAATAGCAGGCAGAGCAGGCACAGGGTACGGGTACAGCTTAAGAGACACCGGGCAAAGAGCAGCAGTCAGCGTACAAACCAGATCCAAACAGGCTGAACAAGATAACGCCGAGAATAACACCTTGCTTAAAGCCATGAGATAGGAGCATAGACATGATTGAAGTTATTATACTGAAGTATCTGTTATCAAAAGGGTTGTCTGTCGGGGAACATGTATATGCTGAAGTTCCGGAAAATCCGCCAGCCAAATACATTATCATTGAAAAGACGGGATCAAGCAGAGATAACTATATTAACCAGGCAATGATTGCTGTGCAGTCATATTCCAAAGAGAGCCTGCTTGAAGCAATGTCAATAAATGACGAAGTTCTTACGGCAATGGACGAGATAGCAGAGCTGGACGAAATATTCAGCTGCAAACTAAATTCCGATTACAATTTCACCAATACGGCAACAAAGGAGTACCGCTATCAGGCGGTTTTTAATATTTATTATTAGGAGGTGCGATAAATGGCACAGACAGTAACTAATGTATCGGCTGCTAAGCCTAGAACAGGTGGTGCAGTATATATAGCAGACACAACAGCAACTCTGCCGACCAATGCAACTTCTGAGCTGGGTGAAGGCTTTACAGCGCTCGGCTATATTTCAGAGGACGGACTTACAAACTCAAATACTCCAAATACAGAAGTTATAAATGCATGGGGTGGAGATCCGGTACTTACTCTCTACAATGCAAAAGAAGACACATTCCAGTTCCAGCTTCTTGAGGTACTTAATGCAGAAGTACTTAAGGCAGCATATGGCGGCGGAAATGTAAGTGGGACACTTGCAGAGGGAATTACCGTTCAGGCAAACAACAATGCACTTGATACAAAAGCATTCGTATTTGACATGATTATGCGTGAAGGCGCACTTAAGAGGATTGTTATTCCTATGGCATCAGTAACCAGTCTTGGAGATATAGTATACTCCGATACGGCTGCTGTAGGTTATGACATCACATTAAGCGCACAGGCAGATGCAAATGGAAACACTCACTATGAGTACATATCTGCAAAAACACAGGCGAACGGTTAAAAAGAGAAAATGGGGACAGGTTAAGGCCTGTCCCTTGTTTCCAGTTAAATAATCATATTCTGAAAGGAGATTTGAAGGATGAGTCATAACAAGCATAAAAAGCCTCAGGACCATCAAAAGAAAAATGATAATACTATTAAATTTACAACGCAAAGCGGTTTCAAATGCAAATTTGACCGTAAAGCTTTTTTCGACATGCGCTTTTTGGATGCTATCGTAATGATGGAAGATGGCGGAGTGAAGGACGAGGCTAAGGGCGTTGCTATGATGAGAGCTGTAAGGTTCTTGCTTGGAGAAGAGCAAAAAGACGCCTTCTACCTGCATATAGCCGAGAAAAACGATGGACATGTATCCGTTGAGGCAGTAAGCAAGGAGTTATATGAAATCATCCGGTATGTCGGAAATGATAAAAAAAAATAATAACATTCGCTTACATGCTGGCACTCGATAAAGATGCACTGGAATGCGATCTGGCGCAGTTCTACGGGATATATGACATGACACAGATAGACCCGCGCTTAATAATCAACCTGGCATGTGGATTGCCGGCAGAAAGCCGGATGATCAGAAAAATATCAAAGACAACATTCGACATGAAGACAATGCTTATGGCGAGCATAGCAGACTATCTTGCCACTTTAGTATGGTTTAAAACAAAAGACGGACAGAAGGGAAGAAACCGTCCTAAGTCTTTTGCGCAGATATTAGCAGGAAAGACAGAAAAACCACAAGAACAATCATTTACATCGCCGGAAGAATTTGAAAAGAGGCGGCAGCAGATACTAAAAGGAGCTTAAGATATGGCAGGGTATAACCTGGGACAGGCATATATACAGATAATGCCTACGGCAAAAGGAATAACAGGAGAAATATCGTCAATACTGGGCGCAGAAGGTG